TTAACAGTATACGGTATATCGAAACCTTCTGAATTCCAACCTGATAAAATATCAGCATCCTCGATTAAATCTAAAAAAGTTTCTAATAGTTCAGATTCATGCGTGAATAACATTACATTAGGGATATCATGAACTGATTGTTGCGCTTCCTCCATGGTCATAGTTTTAGGTGGAATTGCTAATGTGACTTCTTGATTTATCCATTTAAGATACACAGTAATTGCAGTAACTGGCATAAACGGATCGCTAGAACTAGCATATCCTCGTTCTGGATCAAAGTCGACCTCGATGTCGAAAAAGCAGATGTTTAAGTTAGGAGCATCTTGATTAAGATAATTTTCTTCTAAACATTTAAACATCGGTTTAATATCCGATTCGTACAGTTTTTTTCCTGAATACACTTTCAATTCTTTATGAAAGTCTTTGGTATTTTTACATGTTACTCGACTTAATGGTTCGCCGTAAATCGAAGTAAATTTACCTTTAGGGTCTATATAGTAGAATTGATATTTAACAGGAAAGTCTTTAAAATGTCTCTTTCCTTCGCTATCGCGTTCAACGATCTGAATAACATCGTTGTCGCGATTAAAGTAACCGTCGACGTAGCTCATTCTTCGTCTCCTTTTGTGTTTGATTGTTCTTTAATAAATTTGTATAGTGGACAGTTATTGCAACTGTCTGGATGAGTGCAGCCTTCACAGAGTAAAAAGACATCTCCGGCATCATCTGACGATGTAGTATTGATCATAATGTTATTTCCTATGTCAATTGAGGCTGACACATACCTCTAGTATCATTTATGGCTGATTAAACCTTTTTCCTTTTGTTAGTGTTACTTATCTTTGCCGATTGCAGTAATAAGGGTTTCTAGATCATCGAAATCATCAAATACTTGATTCCAAGTTCCTTTGTGTGCAATCTTAATTGCTTTATTGATAAGTGAAGGTTTAACACCTAATTCTTCAGCTACTGCTTTTACAGTATCTTTAAGCCCTTCTTGTAGACTTTCTATTTCGTATTGAATGTTTACTCCTTCATTGACTAGTTTTTCTAGTTTAGATTTTTCTTCTGGACCGTAAGTACGAGAACCCATTATATTCCTCCTTTAAAACAATAAGTATAATAGAATAGATAGTTAATGTCAATGTATATTGAAATAATATCCTACATTTTATAACAATCCGGTAGCGAATCAAATTGTTAACGGCTGTAGGCACCGTGACGCCTTAGGCACAGATAACTGTGACGGTCCTAAGGGAATTTTAGAATTTATTTTAGAATAGAACGTAACATCCAGCCGTGTTTAGAATGAGCATCTTGACGATCGGCTAAAAAGTTTGACAAACCGTGATAACCTAAATTTTCAGCTAAGTCAAATACTTTTCCGAAAATTTTAATCATTTTGTCGTTATCTTGATATAGTTCTTGAATCATTTGTTCAGCCGACGGAATAGAAACTTCGTCGTCGATAGTTGTTAACATTGAAAATCTTTTAAAACTTCCAGGAGTATATGTGTCAACAGCTCTTATTTGCTCAGCGAATGTGTCAATACTTTCATGTACTTCTTCATAAATTTTTCCGAATAAGTCGTGATATTGTACAAAGTTAGGTCCTTCTACATTCCAATGAAAGAAATGACTTTTTAGATAGAAACTGAATTCGCTAGCAAATGCTACTTTAAGTGCGTTTTGAAATTCGTCCATTTTTTGATTCTCTTAGTTCGTATTCTTCGTATGCTTTTCTTAAGTAATCAGCAATACTTTCTTTTTTTGGAACACAGTTAGGTACTTGTTTATTGTTCTTTTTCTTTGTTCCTATTTGTTGATAGTTTTTCCAGCAAGGATCTTTATCTTCAGTTGTAGGACTATCTACAATTGATTCGTAGTCTTGCATAGTTAATACCTTTCCGGTACTAGTTAACTCAACTAGTTTCTCAGCAACATTGTGTAAGTCCACGTCGGAATTAGCATCTTCACGAGCATATTCTAGTAATCTAATTAATAAAGGAACATCTAATCTAATAGTATCACGTTGATCGTTTACTGAAGATCGTTTAGGTTCAACAGGTCTATCGTTTTCTATGATTCTACTAGTAGATGCACCAGACAGTTTTAAAAAAGATGCAAGATCTGAAGGGATCCCTTCTTTTAAGGATCCCTTCTTTACTGCATGACTTTCGTTAACTAAATCTGGACCGACAGTATCTACTGATGTCACTGGCTTTAATGCAGCTATATCAATGTGACGAACATCTGACGGATCGATCTCATATAATTTATTAACTAATTTATGAAAGTCCATCGTTTATCCTTTAGCTGATTTTGCGTTAACTTTCTTTTCCTTAGCAGCCTTTTTCATTGGCTCTTTCTTGTTGCCATCTTTGTCAATGTCCAAAAAGTCTGGCTTTGCTGATTCATTTTTATCTTCTGGGTGTCTCCCGTCAGCAAAGTTTTCCTTCATTTCTTTCTTTTTTCTTGCTGCAACTGATTTTACCCAATCATCAAATCTTTTTCGTTTTTCTTCATCAGTCCATTTTCTTTCTGATGGTATTGGTCTATTCCTATTAGACCCAGGAAAATTTCTTAATTTAGAATCCGAAAAAGATTCTAACGCGGAAATTCGGGATTCTTCAACGACAACTTCCTCGTCAACTTCCTTTGGAGTTCTCTTTGCCAACTTAGACATTTCTTTGTCTGGGTCAGTTTTAGTATCAGCCTTGATAGGTTTAACTTTCATTCTTGCTAATTCTCTATCTGCTTTTGCAACGTCATCATCTTCATCATCGTCCCATCTTTCTCCGATGATTTTTTTGATTTCTTCTGCAACAGGGTCTTTATTTGTAAATTTATTATTAAACATTTTTTTACCTTTCTTAGTTATTTTTATACCGATGTTTCTTTCTTGATCTTTATAGGATTGCATAGGTTCTTTATTAGTCGATCCGCATAAAGTTCCTCCAACTCCCATATCTACTGCGCCTGGATCATCAATGGCTTCTTTTACTCTTTTCAGAAGAGATTTAACAAATTCAGTCTGTTCTCTGTATGTTACATCACCAAGACCGGACATTGGATAAACCGTACCCTGTTGTCTAGTATCAAATTCTGGACCAACACCATTAGTATTTCTCATTCTTTGATTAACTGTTGGTGAGTCCGAGTATCTTTTTTTATTTTTAACTTTATCATTATCCTTAGAGAAGTTACTTTCCTTTGGAGGAGCAGTAAACTTTATCTTAGGTTGTTGTTGTTCACTGTATGTTCTGAAAGTATAAGTTTTTGTTCTCTTAGGCGCATCATACTTAATATCATCTATTTGTGATTCACCGGCTCTATTATCTGGTGTGATATCGTTTGGTCCTGATGCCTTATATTCTGGATTATATTTAACTACTGTTGACTTCTGAATTCGTTTAGAATTCTTATTAAACATTTCATTAAAATTCAATTTATTGCGGTTCTTAAACCATTCATACGATAAGTATTGGGCAACTTCTTCGTCCAAAAAACTATTTATGTTTTGGTAAGTTATTGTAATATCTTCTTCTATGGACTCGATACTATCACTATTATCAAAATAAATGAAGTTGTTGAATAGAGTATTGAATATCTCTTTGTTGGATTGTGCCTGTATCCATTTTTCTTGTCTAACTGACTCTACCATCATGCGAGACAACTTTTGATTTCTTTCTTGACTTGCTTCATTAGTAGTGTCAACAAATACCATCATAGTAGAATATCCAAGGGATTCTAGATGTTCTTTGATACCGATAATAGTATTTAAATCTTCTGCGGGTCCATTGATAATTAATGGAGTGCGATTATGAATAGATTCTACTCTAAAATCATTGGTTTTGTGTAGATTACTCAATACAGATCGTGCTTGTGTATAATTCATTTCTACACTTCTTTTTTCTGCAATCGCTTCACGAATAATAATATCTTTACCAGAACCAGGACCACCTGTTACGAAGATTGCCTTGAATGCTCCGTGATTAACGTCCTCATGAAGTCCCATACCACGACTAACATCATGCATTAATTCTTTTGTATGTTCATCTGAAACATGATGTGGTACACCCTGTCTAAATGAAGAGAAATCCTTATTCTTAGCATGTTGTCTCATTTTAGTGCCAGACATACCTTCTGTTCCTTCTGCATCTGGGTCACGATGACCAGCAGAACGAACTTCAATCTTCTTAAAATGATAATGTCCATGACCTGCTGTTTTACCATTATACTTATGTAAAAGGTCATGCATTTCCTTTACACGATCAGAACCAGCAACTACAATCAAATGGTCATGTCCCTGTGCATGTAACTTAGCAGCATGGTGAAGAATAGTTGGGTGTTCTTTAGAAGAAGCAGAGAAACGAGTACCTGGTGAATATCTTTTAAGATGTTTGATCTTTTCTTCACCAGATAATGGATTCTTTTTACTATCTTGAGAATGAGATACTACCACATGGTGTGATGCACCTTCTTTATCTGCAACATGACGAACTCTATCGATCAATTTCAAATGGCCACTGGTTGGTGGGTTCATGCGTCCGAAAGCCAATACTGCTTTCTTGGACTTCTTTTCTTCTTCTGCAATAACGTCTAGGAATCTCTTCATTTTCTTACTTTTAGGAGGTTTGCTTTACTGAATTCTTCACGGTTAACTAATTTAGTTGGTTGTCCCGCATGATTAACTACAAAACCTTCTGGGTCTGTTTTTTTACCATCAATATCATGTTCTAATCCACCACTATGTTGATTCAATACATTAACCAAAACATTCTTGGCTCTTTGAAGATGACCATGCATATTTAATAAGTTATCGTAATGTTTTTTATTTTGTTTGATATAATTCAAATGTTCATTTGATTGATTCATCTTTCTGCTTTGTGCAGCAGGAGTTTTTAACTTACTTGCAGATTTAGTATACTTATCATTTATGTGTTTCATTAACCCTTCGGAAGATGGTGTATCACCAGTTCTAACGGTGTCATTAATATATGTCGCTAAATGATTGGCATCACCATGATGTGGAGCAGTAGCAGAATACATAAATGCAGCATTTTCTTTATGTAATCGTTTAGCAGCATCCATATGCTTTTGGAATTGTTTTTGATCTTCTGAACTATAATGAGAATTTCTCGTATCATGTTCGGCAGATTGATGCCATACATCAGGATGTTGTCCAAAATTATGCACATCGGGATGTGGGTCTGCTTTCATATCATTGAGTTGATCTCCACGATATTGTTGGTGAACAACTACACCCATCTTGGCTCTTCTGATTTTTTCTCCCATATCCCCCTTTGCAGTATAGGTGATAGTATTAGGAGTAAATGATACACCGCGTTTGGATTCCTTTTTATCGTCACCAGAAAACATCATATCACCTTGGTATACACCAGATTTAGGTGTCACTTTACGCAAATGATTTAATGCTGAATGAAGTTTTTCTACCAAACCAGGTGCATGGCCGTGATTCTTTAGAATATCTTCATGTGTATAGTTGATTTTTGGCGTTTTATTAAACGCAGATTTAGATGCTACGAAAAATCTACCGTTTTCTGGGTTCGTACCAAATATAATTGAGGGAGAACCATCATATTTCATAGTAAGCGATGAACCATGTCCACCACTTAAAATATGATTATGTGCTTGTTCCAAAGCACCTGTTGCATGACTAAAACCAGCAGCACCATGTAAAAAAGGTCTATCTTCTGCATGGTGAATATGCTTAAGTTTCGTATCTTCTGTTTCTTCGACTAAAAAATTTGCAAATGATTTCATTCGTTCAACACACTGTGGTTGTTATATAGTCTATTTATATTACTCGTATTCGTCAGATAGTTGATACTATTACAAAATAATAGGATCGAGTAATACAGGATTTTTAGGATCACCAAAGATTGTTACAGTTCTTGTCGGACTAGACATAAATGGAGCACTGTATGAATCTAAAATATCAGTAATACCAAAACCTTCATTAATAAAATATTCATAACATTCCATTTGAATTTTATAAAAAGTTTCTAATCTATTATCTTGTTCGTAGGTCTTTAATATGTTTCCATATTTTTCATATATGAATTTACATGCATCTGATCGCATAATTCCATGCGGGATAGAAGCATGGGGTAGACCTTTCCATTCTGAATCAGTAAATTCACAAACATAGGGAATCTCATAACTTGAACGTTCAATAAACGGAACATAAAAGTCCTTTACTATTGGAATAAAGTCATCTTCAATGATGAAAAAATAATCGAAATCATTTAAATTTTTAATTATTACATCATTCCAAGCGCCATAACTACACCCTTTATTTTGTCTAAAATAACATTCATAATTAAAATTAATATTATAAGATTTGATTTTTTCTTCGATTTCTTGTGACATAGTAATGTCATCTAAATTAAAAGCAAAAGTAACAAATTGAATATCAGTCTTATTAAGAGCCTCTATTTGTTTTTCAACCATTATTAATTGATTATTTTGCAATTCTTTTGCATAACCAGAGTGTTTTCTTTCTCCGATATAGAACGCTGGAATATAATTAATTTTATTCACTTTTCCCCCATAAGTAGTTTTAAATCTTCAGTTAAATCTCTCGATCTAGGTAAAAAATCTTTTATATATTGATTTTCCAATACATCATCACTAACGAGGTGACTTGTTCCAAACCCTCTATTTTTATCTGATTGTGGCATTCTATGTTGTATTTGTAATTTTCTCTGTTTACTCATGGTGTTAAATGGAGACCACCCATACCATAAAATGACTAATTCTTCGGTTGTATAATCAAAGTGTCTTCCAATAGGATATTCTATGTTATTAGAATTATGTATCAACCTTCCAAACCTTAAATTAAATCCACCTTCTTTATAATGCATACCATAGTATTTTTGTTCGATTAATGATTTTTCATAAACTGGTAGATTATCTCTATCATTATCAATCATAACATGCACTGGAATTCCATATCCTGTAGTCACTCTGGTTGCTCTACCACCTAAATTAATATGTTCCGTTGGAGAATGTTCTAGGATTGAAAAATTCCCAATAATAAATTCTGTAGTATTAAGACATATTTTCCATCCTTCTATTTCTTTTTCTATTTCAGAAACTTCTTTGTCTATTTCCTCGGCGCCAAAATATTCATTTTTTGATTGAATAATTTTCCAATCAGGACATATTTCTTTGATGATATTTACCGAATTATCAGTGGATTCATAATTTATCATTATTCCTTGATCGAATATTTGTTTATGGTGATTTAACCACCAAGGTAACAAATATTCTTCATTATAAAAGTGGGATATTACTGTTTTTTTCATTGTGAAATTTCAACCTCTGGAAAATATTTTAAGAATATAATATCTTCGTCACGCATTAATAATACTTTTTCTTTTATCTCATCAAAGAAATTCCACGCAAGAGGAACAATACAAATTTTTCCAGTTTCATTTAATAGATAATTAGGTGGTACGATTTTAATTTTACTTCCAGGACTATACATATTATGTTTCAATGGATTATCGTCGAGTATATAATCTAGTTGAAATTTAGAAAAATTTAAAAAAGTATTACCTTTAGCTGCAGCACCATATCCAATGATTTTATATCCAAGTTCTCTTAATTCTGATATTTTATTAAAAGTTTCATTGGAAATTCTTTTGCAATTTTCTACATATCTAACAATAACTTCTTGTGATAGGTTATCTTCTCTTGCAATAAACTTTTCAGATTTATCCTCCAAAGAATTTGATAAAACGAATACAAAACTTGTTCCATGAATCGGAGTTCTTACAACATCAATCACACTTAACCCAGCATTCTTTGCTAATGTGCAGAATGATTTTACACTAAAAAAAGAAATATGTTCATGATAAATGGTATCAAATTGATTATTTTTTACCATATCTGCTTGTGAAGTTTGAATGAAAATTCTACCATAGTCATTTAAAGCCGTTTTACATAATTCTAAAAATTGTTTAGGATATGTGTTATGGGCAAACACATTTTGTGCTATGATTATATCAAATTTTGTACCGAACTTTTTGAGACTTTCTTCAGTTAAATAATCACAAATAACATTATGATTTTTAGAACTAATATCGAATAAGTTTTCTGCTGGATCGATACCATATGTTTTAAACCCAATATTTCTTCTGGTAAATGCATCTAGTTGAGAACCATCATTACAAGCAATATCCAAAACTTTACGACCAATTGTATAAATATTAGTGAACCTAGAGAACCAGTCGAAATAATCTCTTAATGTTTTTGTTGTTCCACTGACATATAGATAATCTTTAAACAATAAATCTGGATCAACAGCATGAGTCAATTGTATATGAGTACATTTTGGGCAATAATTAATTCCCAAAGGAAATACATCTTCTTCATCATCTTTATTTTTTAAATAACTATTAGCTAGTGGTTGTGAGTTTAAATCAAGAACAAAATCCAATTCATCATTATCACAACATAAACATTTTTCAATTTTCTTATAACTCATTACTTATATCCCTTCAATTCGTTTAATATATTTTCTTTAGGGTTATCACCGATTCTTCTATGTGATCCCGCAACATAATGAACACCCATTAGAATATCATTGTTGTCTCTAAAAACACAATTCTTATTAACCCTAGAATTTGTTTTCCAATGCATACTTTTGATATTATTATCAAGTATATATTTCCTTATTCTCCATCCTACTTCTATAAAAGAAGTTGATCTGTCAATTTCATTTGGGGTTATTACCCAAGAATTAGATGTGGCAATATTAACATCATAATATCCACAAAAACAACATGGTATATTATCAAATTTATCGGGAAATGTGTTAACTACCGGTATAGTGGCTTCACCATCATTCCATTCTGCACCAACAGCTAAATAACCCTCACTAAATTTATTTAATACATAGTCATGTATGTTGTTATTTAATATAAAGAAATCCGAATCCATCAAACAAACAATATCAGAGGTTACATATTTTAACCCAAGGTCTAATGCTGACCCATGTGATATTCCATCAAATTCATTAATACTATCTCTCAATA